TGCCAACCAGCGTCCCGGTCCCGCTCGTGATCGACCAGGTGACGGTCTTGTTGTTCACACCCTGCACGACGGCTGTGACGGTCTGATAAGTGCCGATGGGGGCGATGGCGACGGTGGGATACACCGAAAGCGTCTGCGCCCATACATGGGCCGAGCACAGCAGTGCGAAGGTAAGTAGGCGTCTCATTAGAATGACCAGTGACAACCGGATGTAGAACCGAGTGCGTTAGGCACGTCTGTTATTGCAAAATCTCCAGCGGTCGCCGTTGCTGGAATCACCAAGCCGGTGGTCGAGTGGTCCGTACCGTTGATCGGCTGCGTCGAGTTGAAATTCTTCAACGTGATCACTTGGCTGGTTTGATTGTTGATCGTGTAGACGGCCCCCGACTGACCGACGCATGAGGGAAGAGTCAAAGTTTCCCCGGCGGAAGCCTGCGTAAGTTCAATGTAGCCATCCGACGCGAGCATTTGATATGCGGTGGTGGTCACCGGAGCATTGGTGACAGTCATAGTTAGCCCAACGTTTTCACCGGAAAAAGCGGTGTATGTTTGTGCTCCCGAAGGCAAGGTGCTTTGACCGGTGAGATAATACAGCGGCGTGCCGCCCCCAAGTCCCGGACCCGTTGCAGTCACCCATACCACAGGAAACTCACCGGCAACCGCATTCAGTGGTGCCGTGAATCCAACACCCGCAACAAAGGTCTGATTGCCGGATGTCGCAGTAGGTGTCACGGTGAATGAAGAACCCGGAACGATTGTAAATGTTGGTGCTGTTCCGGTCGCATACGCGAGAGTGATTGGAGTGGTTGTTGGCGCTGCATTGAATCCCAAGGTGATTGAACTTAGTGGCCCTGAGATAAGTGGAGAGGGAACCACAATCGCCCAGTTCGCTGGCATATTATTGTTGTACGAACCTGGTATTGACCCGGCGGTGCCAACAGCACCCGCCACCGTTTGGACAATGGCGTTCGGATTGCTCTTGTTATACCCGAAGTAATATTCCATCGAGTTCCACGCATCGGCCTGCATGAGCAAATAGCCAGCATTTTGCAGATGGACGAAATCAGACTGATAATAAGTCCCGTTGGTGTTACACGATGAACATCCGAGATAGGGGTCGGCTGCGAAGTCGAGGATTCCTGCTGCTCCCCACGCCTTCCAGTTTTGCCGAATAAGGTTGTCCAGAGCGATTTGATTTGCGTTCCATGTCAAACCGTTGGGCGGAGCCGGTGAGCTGCCTCGACTTATCATCGTACCCACGAAAACCTTGCACCCGGCTTGCGTGAGTAGCTGAATTTGATTTGCTAAATACCCCGCTACATTCGCCGCGGTGGCTGTCGAATAATTAGAAAAATTATTTGTTCCATCGAAGACTGTTGCTATCTGTGGGCCTTGATTGGAGGAACAGTTAGGGGCGGCGCTACCGGCGTTTGTGGACATGATGTAGTCAGCCGTTTTCCCCGCATTGCCGAGGTTTGTTACAAGCCCAAATGTAGGAACAGGCGCAGGTGGTTGATTCACCCAACAATCACCCGGAACAGTACCGTAAAGGCAGTAAGTGAGCGAGTCCCCATAGGCATACCAATTAGGCCCTATGGAGTTCCATTGGACGCCTATACTCCCTGCTCCTCTCGCCTGAATATCAGAACTTGAGGCTGCATATTCCTGAGCAACTTGAGCCGCCGTCAGTTCTGTAGACCATCCAATAAATTCGTACTCAGTGACAATTGACGCTGAATTTAGGCCGCACGATTGGCATGCTCCTAATATCCAGTTCCCCGACAGTTGAGTTCCCGCGCTATACCCGCGATTGGTGTACGGCGTCACTTCCACTCCGTCAAAATAAAAGTGATCGTAGTCACTGCCGCTGGTTCCAAAAGTAACGATGACAACGTGGTTGCCCGAAGACAGGTTCACGGGGGAAGTGGTCGTATCAGCACCGTACTTCCACAGTGCCAGGCCGGGCGTAGTAGACCAATTGTTGCCTCCAACCGAGCTGATCCACGCACTCAAGAATATCCAGGGGCCGTTGTTTGTGGCTCCGCTAGTGCTGGGTGTCAAAACTGCCGCTTCGGCTCCACTACCGGACGAACCCGTTATAGGGATGTTGATTACAAACTCGAAAGTCCGCAGATTGTTGACGGAGGTTGGAAGAGGCGCACATCTAGCGTTGTCGGGAAAGAACAACCCAACTAGGGTGGACTGTGGGGCATTCGCACCTGTGCATAGAGTGGCGTTATTTCCGTTACCGCTAGAATCCGTTATGGTCGTGCCACTGATGAATTGAGGAAGCATGTTCAGAAAAATCTCGGCGCCTGAGATATGCTGCGATGTGTTCGCGATCAAGCACGTTGATTCTGACAGGCAAGGGTTGCTGTTGATCGTCGTAGTGGTAGATACGTGCGCCGTCTGCCCATTGATCGTTGATTGACCGAGTGCGGGTAACGCGAATACCAGAGGCAGCGCGAGAATAAAATTACGGAGTGACATTGATAGCTCCTAGACTTTCTGATTCGAGAGTGGTTCCGTTGAATGAATCAAATGCCTGCAGTGCACATGTATTAGCGGGCATCGTGCCGATCCCGGTCATTCCCCCATTCACACCTGAGGGCCACGTCCAAGAGTATGGACCCCCACTGGTAGGCTGACATACACGGAAGACTATGTGTTGACTTAAGGCAATGCCTGTGATCGTGGGTGTGGTGTTGCCGCTCAAGGTGATGGTCTGAAGACAATTGGTGGCTGTGATGACGGGAGTTGTCCCGCTTAGAGTTGTGACGGTTGGGCATCCTCCGCCGCCAGTCCCGTTCGCGGCGAGCGTGATGGTGCCGTCGGCAGCGATCGTGATGTTCGCATTCGTATAAGACCCCGGCGTCACCGCCGTCGAGGCGATGTTCGCATGGGGCAAGAGGCCGGTCACGTCGGCGCTCGCGAGATTGACAGCCGAGAACGTCATCTGCGCAACCGCACTCGAGAGCGCGCTGACATGAGCGATTCCGGCAGCGGAGACGGTGAGGGGGAACTGGATGCCGTAGGCCGTCATAGACGAGCCGCTGGGTCCGAGGAGGTTGACGTTCCCGGCGAAGAGGGTTGGGAGCGAGGTTCCAGGCGCAAGGCCGATCGGAGCGGCGACGCCCGCGGTTCCGGTAGTTGCTACCGAACTCGGCGCGATGGCCTGCCCTGCGATGGCCGCAACGACGTTCGTCGCATTGACTGGGGTCGTGACCGAGATCGCGCCCGTGGAGTTGGTGATCGTGGTTCCGTCTGGCTTCACACCGCCCAGCGTGCTGGAGGTCGCGGCAGGAAGGGTATAGGTAGAGGCGTTGGCAAGGACGAAAGCGTCCGTGGCGAGCTTGGTCGAGTTGTCGCCGGTGGTCTGCGTGACGGCGGAGATGCCGTTCGGGAGCGCCGGGGTGCCGCTCAAATTGGCCGCTGTGCCGCTGGTGTTCGCTGCGATCGACGCCGGAATATCCCCAGAAACGAGAGCGCGGACGCCAACCGCACCAGAAGATCCGTTGGGAGTGGCAACCACCTCGTTCGCCGGACCCGAATAGCTGGATCCAGCCCCTCCGCCTTTGGGCCAGCACCAGACATTGGTGTATGCGGTTGCGCCATCTAGGTAGCAGGTGATCAGCAGCTCGGCCCCCGAAGTTGTGGGCATGGCGGGAGGCGAGCCGACAGGAAGGCCGTTCGACAGCCAATAGACGCCAGGAGCTGTGAAAGACCCGCTAAAGGGCGTGGTACTCGACTGGATGAGCTTGAACGTGATCTCGGCGGTGCCGGTGCCAACGGGCGGCTCAATGATGGTCAGAGCGCACGAGTCGCCATCCGTCAACGTGAGGCTCTGATTATTCCCGTTCAAAGGGTCGATCGTCGCGGAGGTAGTGCAGGTCCCCTCGCTGACCTCGCCGGCCGCGAAGAGAGGGCCAGTGAACTGGTCAAAGGTCGGATGGAATATGAGGCCAGGCCCCGTGAAGTCGCCGACGCTGCACTTCGGGTCGGTGTTATAGCCAATCTCAGCCGCAAACTGGGCATATCCCAACGACGCGAAACAGATCGGTATCCCACCCCCTACTTGGTACTGGTAGAGAGACAGATAGGGCACACCACCGGAGCTGTTGCCGAGTTCAATCCCGAGCGTTCCCGGAAGGACGCCGAAGCCGGAGGTCTGGACGTAATATCCTCCGAGGTCTTGGGCTGACACATAGCCAGTAGGATCGACTTCGATGCCGCCCGGCTGAATATAGCCAATCTGACCCGTCGAGTTCACGACGGTGGCTTCCCGCCCCGGAGAGTCGACAAGATTGATATTGAACGGCCCAGTCAAGAGATTGTGGGTGTCCGTGATGGCGAACGTGCCGACGTAGGGCCCATCGATGCCAGCGACGGTGACGCCATCCGGAAGGTAAATCTGGCAGTTCGTCAGAGGACTGAGGGTGCAGTCACCCGCCGCAGAGAAATCGACGACCGCCATGCCATTTGTGGAATCGGTGGTCGATGGCACATAGAGATGGCCGCCCACCTTGGACTGCGCCGAGGCGATGATCGAGGACAGAAGGATAACGGCCAGGGAGAGGTTTTTTAGCATGAGGAGGCTCCGAGCGTGAACGGGACACTAAGGCTGTTGATGCTCATGTACATCCAGACGGTCACGTTCGAACCGTACGCGTTGGTCATCGTCACCGAGACCGGCGCATGCATCGGGAAGCCGAAGCCGCCCGAGCTGAAGGAGCAGGAATTACTCAGCGCGACCACGTAGATGTACTGGTCTGAAGGGTTGAGAGGTCCCCAGCTCGTTTGAGCCCCGAGACCCGCGCTTGGAAGTGTGCCGGTGGCTCCGACCAGAACGGCGCTGGTTCCAGAAGCGGTCAGCCCGGTCGCTCCGGCCGTTCCGACTCCAGCAAACTCGCGGACGGCGAAGGATCGTCCCTGTGTGGCGCCGGCGGTCTGGGCTGGGGCCGTCGATGTCGTGGTGGCGCTCCAGGTGGTGTTTGCCGAGTAGACGTAAGGGAAGACCGCCGAAGTGAAAGGCGTCGTCAGCGTCACATTGTGCGTGCCGTCGGAGACGGTACCGCTGGCCGGTGTGCCGTTGCTGTAGCTCAGGGTGCAGGTGTTCGGATTGGTCGAGTTGTTGCCAGCCTCGAAGGGGCCGCCCGCCGCGGTGCAGGACATGCTCACCGCGAAGGGCGATCCGATAGCCGAAATGCATCCGTCGGTGATGGTGGCAACCTGACCAGAGAGGCTGAGGGTGACCGTTGGCCCCGTGCAACCGGACCCGCTGCCCGCAGACCCGAGAGCCAGCCAACTCGACGAGCTTCCGGGGGTGATGCCGGTGTTGTTCGCGATCGTGCTGAGGTAGGTGCCCCCAGAGTAGGTGACGATGTTGTCGAGCTGGTAGTTGATCCCGGACGACCACGCGCCCTGATAGGGATTCAGCAGCGCCCATAGGGTGTTGTCGATCTTGGTCATCGAGCCGTTGTAGCAGACGCCCCAGGCCGTGACGCCATTCGGCGGAAGACAGAAGCTGAAGTGCGGGGTCTGGGGGAACCCACCTTGGGCGCGGGCAGACGCCGCTCCGAAGAAGAAGGCGGCCATCGCCAAGACCAGTTTGAGCTTGCGCATTACTTCCTCCCGAATAACCTCATGATGTGCTTCCGCAGGAAGAACCCGGCGGTTGCGAGAGCAGCGCCCAGAGACTGCAAAGCCAGAAAGCCAGAACCCGGATCGACATACATTAGTAGGTGGCCCTCCAGTGAATGGGGATCGCGTTCAAGCTGCCCGCGCCGCTGCCTCCGATATTGGTGGCAGCACGAATCACCGCCGTGGCGCCGGTCGTGCTAGTGCCGAGGTGGTAAACCGTCACCGCATCCTCGTTCGTCCCATCCGGATAGGTGCCCAGGCTGAGCGTGAGGACAGGGTTTCCGGGGAAAGTAGCAGGGAACGTGATGGCCTGCGTCGCCAGCGTTCCGCCGCCCACCGCGCCGGAGGTCACGGTGCCGTAGGCCTCATACAGAAAGCCGCCGGCTCCATCCGGGCTCTTGATGAAGGTTCCGTTCCCGTTTCGCGTGGTGACTATCGGCACGGCGGCCTTCGCAGCAGCAGCAACCGCAGCAGCGAATAGGGCGGTGAGGGCCGAGACATTGCCGTCATCGAGGACATCGACGTTCCCGTTTTCGACCGAAATCCAAGGAGCCAGCATCGCCATAGCCATCGTCGCTTGGCGCCAGCACTTATTCGCGCTGGAGGAAGCCGCAACGCCAGCCACGAACCCGGTCGGGAGGTAGCTTGAGGCCAAAAAGGTCGCTTGGCTGTCTACGTTCGCTCCGCCACCGCCCGCCACTTGCTGATAATCAATCGTTGCCACTCAAGCCTCCTTGAACCTATACCGCTGGTGGTGCCCACTTGCCAGAATCCCAACCGGCTACGACCGGTGTCTCCAGATCAAAGCCGAAGATCGGGGGGCCGGTGATGAAGTAATAGCCCGTGATGCCGACGCCCGCGGACTTCAGCGAGAGCTGCCCGCCGAGCAAGAGCGCCGTTTGAACTGCCGTCAGGGGAGGACCAATGACGTAAATCGTAATCGTCATGTTCTGGTTGTCCTGAATAAGCAGAGTGTACCCGAGGGGTGCAAATGCGAACTCCAGCACAGCCGCCGTGCTGCCCGCCTTCCCGGTCCAGTAATTGACTGCGATTCGCGCCCTCAGCACCAGGCGATAGTCGTCGTCATCGAGCAGGTACATGACGTCGCCGGTTTCATCGGGGCCCAGCCAGTTGCCTTGATCCCAGCCGAGGCCGACGGTGTCGAACGAGAAGAAGACGCCCGTCAGAGGTATCGCCAACTCGCGGGAAATCCCAATCCAGAGCCCCACCGCATCGAGCTGCGAGCCGACCGCCAGGTCGAGGTCGTACTTGAGGAACATCTCGGCGTAGAGGTTCTGCAGGTCCACATACGGCTGGCAAGCCTCCGCTACCATCTGCCGGAATAGCGGCTGGTTTGCATGCTCAGAGGTGATGCGCGCGAGGTATTGGTCGACCGTCACCATTAGGTCACGACCGAAACGTTCGCGAGAAGCCCGACGGCGGCCGCGTTGAATGCGATCGAGATGTCCGCCGAGGAACCGGGCGACGGGGCAGTCCCGATATACAGGGAGGTGATGACGAAGGTCTGCTGCTGAGGCGTGCCGGGGAGACCGGCCTCCGCGACGAGCCAGGCGTCATAGACGTCCTCGCCGATCGCAAGCTCGTTGATGAAGTTGACGATGGCAGCCTGAATAAGCGGCTCCGTCGAACCCACCCAGCCGGGCAGGACAGTAACGTTGACGATGGCATAAATCTCGACCTGCGCCAGCTCGAAGAAGTTGATGGTGATGGGCAGCCCAGACGGGTCAGCAATCGTCTCTGAAGTCGTGCCGTAGGTTCCACACCCTTGGTCCTTCTCGAGAAGAATAGCGGTGGCGATGGCCGTGGCGTCGCCACCCTGCACGACGGCGCAGATCGAATGGCTGGGGATGCCGTTGCTGTCCGTGGTGGCGCTGTCGTTCTCGTACACCAAGGAGCGAACCACGCCGGGGATGTCAGCCACCGCGCCCATGATCGCGCCGATGGAGGTCTGCGATGGGATGGCCGTCGAGATAGTCTGGCGCTGGCGGACGGCCCCATCGGTTTCGGTGGAGGATCCGATATCGGAAGCAGCCGGATTCGTGATCGTGTCCCACCCGAGCTGCGGGGTGTAGATGGTAGTGATCGTGTTCGGCGGGGCGACAATGGCTCCGACGGCGGCGCATGTCACGGTCACGGGTATGGTTCCGGACGACGGAATCAGCACGGACGCGGGCAGGTTCCAAAGATTCGGCGGGGTCGCAGTGTCCTGCGCTTGGCCGTTGACGATGGTGAAGCCAGGCGCGCCCACAACATTGCAGATGGCGGTGCTGTTGGTTCCAGCTTCGCGGGCCATGCCGTTTATCTTGATGGCGGTGTCGAGCTGGACGCCCACGGCCGTCTGAGGGCTGTAGGCATTGAAGGCGGCGACGGCGGCGACGTTCGAATCGTAGATCGCTTGAGCTTCGATCGCCAGGAGCTGATAGTCCTGCGTGCCGGTGGCGAGATACACGTCATCACCCCAAATGCTCTGATAGGTCGCGATCTTCGAGTTGATGATGTCCTGAAGAGCGGGGATCGTGATGCCGGTGGGTGTGATGGTGGGACCGAGGGTCGCCAGTGGGTAGGTCATTGGGCCCCCGTTGGAAGTGAGGTGACGATGCTGGTGACGCCGTAGATCGTGTTGACCTCTGCGGCGATGACGAGGGTGCGGGTGGTCTTATTCAGGCTGCTCGTGTAGGCGACGATCCCATTGACGGGAGTCACGCCTTCCACGCTGAGGATGACGCCCTGAATAAGCTGATCGTATAGGCCTTGGGTTCCATAGCCCAGTACCTCGGAGAACCATGGGACGCCCTGCGTGGTGTCGAGGAACCACTCCCCCAAAAGCAGCTTTAGCGTGGTCATGATCGCCTGCCCGACCGCCGCCGGGCTGTCGACCAGATAATTCTGACCATTGACCCCGAAGGTAAAATCTCCGGTCGCTGATTGGGCACGGTAGCGCATAGTCACATCCTAGCTTGCCCTGCAAGCCGCTATGGGGTATGGCCGTTGAGGGTGCCGGTGATGAGCACGTTTCCGGTGATGGTGAGTAGGCCCGAGCTGGGGAGAACGATGTCAACCACCCCGACAGGTCCGATCCCGATATACGTTGTGCCATCGTCGCTCCTCATCTGGACTTGGGTGGTGCTGACCGCCGTGAGCAGGTTTACTTGGCTGCGCGGTCCGACGAAGAGGAAGCCGTCATCCCAGGAGAAAATCCGGAACTCGATCGGGTCTTGGAGACCGCCGGCGCGCCACCAAAGATCGATCGCGCGCGAGGAGAAGACGCAAATGCCCTCATCGCCGGGCGCGATGGGGTAGGTCGTAGTGAAGCCACCGCCAGACTGGAAGAGGACCGGCACGTTCACCAGGAGCCGAGGCTGCACCATCATGTACGTCCCGTCCGGCAGGGGGACGCGAACGCGGATGTTGGGCTGGCAGGTAGCCGTCATCTTGATGGGGTCGAACGTCACCACGTCCACCGGGCAGCAGGTTTGGAGGGCGAGCAGTTCCGCCCGGATCATGGCTTTGATGCTGGCTTCGAGGTCGTTTGCGCGTTCTAGCTGGCTCATTGCGGACTCACCTGCTGTCCCGCCGGGGCGGAAGGGTTGATCGAGAGGGCGGTGATGTCGGTGTACCACTCCTGCCCGCGGCTATCGCCCGAATGCTCTGCGACGGCCACGCGGTAGAGATTGGATCCGGATTGGACCTGCGCGACATTCGTGAAGGAGTTTTGGGTGTTGGGGAGCAGAATGATCCCGGAGCCGGCCGGACTCGTCCCCTTCGCCGCGAGAGTCTGGGTGATGAGGTCGGGAGCGAGCTGGATGGCCGTTCCGATCTTGACAGCGCCGTTCATCAGGCAGCGGCACTCCACTCCGTCGATCGTGAACTCGGGGATTCCGATGAGGCCAGTCGAAGGGCTGAGGACGACTGCGGTGCCAGGCAGATACCCGGTGGTGCTGACGAACTTCAGAACGCCGTTCTCGACGTACCAGTGGCTGCCAGCGGCGTTCGCTGTAGCCGCCACCTGATCGAGATACACCCGCGCCAGGCCGAACAGCACCTTGCCCCTCGGAAACGCGCCGCCGAAGCTCTGCAGATCGAGAGCGGACTTGTCTACGGTCACGCCCATCGCATCCGCGCATGCCGAGACGACCTGCTGCGGCGTGGCGCCGGCCTCGAGCGTCTGGTTGACGTTGCCGTAGTTGAAGCCGAAGTCGTTGTCCCCGGCAGTGATCTCCAAAAAGCGGTCGGTGCCGCTCTCCTTCCCCTTCTTGAAGTACTTGATGTCTCCGCTGAAAATCTGATTGAGGCCCGTTCCGACGTAGCCCACCTGCAGCTTGATCGAGGTGTACTGCTGAACCACCTTGTTCACGGTCTGGGGGCTGAGGTTGTAGATGCGGACGATGAGGGTGTTCGGCGTCGAAACCTCCGACTGCTTCACCTCGAAGCGGAAGCGCAGGGCGCTAAGGTCCGTCGTCTCCACTTGATTACCCACAAGCAGCGAGGCGATGCGGCCGAATTGGACTCCGGTCTGGCTCATTGGGTGAAGGGGATGAAGTAGAGGTTCACGGACTGGCCGAGATTCTCGAAGGTGGGAGCCACCAGGGGATCGGCGCCGCCCGATTGGAGGAAGAGCGATCCGCCAATGCCGAGGTAGCCGAGCTGGCCGAGAAGGTCGACGCCTGTGACCATATTGAGCCCGCCGACAATGGTGTTCGCGCTCGTGTCGAGAATGTCCAGCACCCAGCACTGGGCAGCCTTGCTCCAGTAGATGTTGAGCTGGTAGGTGGTTGCGCCCAACTGCACAGAGAGCAGTTGCGGCAGGGCCAGGAGCGGGATCTCGTAGAAGTTCATGGGGTCACCTCGGACTCTGGGAAGGGGAACCGTTCGGCGGCTGACTTCGTGAGGTCGTTCTGGAATGACGGGACGCTGGGCGGGGACGCCGGGGACGCCTGCACGGTGCCCACCTGCGTCGTGCCGAGGCCGGATTGCGGGTCCGCCACGTTCGCGGGATTGACCGAGGTGAGCTGGATCGTGGTCGTCGACACCAGATTGACATTCAGGCAGACGATCCGGACGATGAGCGAGTTCTCGGTGTTCGCGTCGGTCGTGGTGGCAATCGACTCGATGAGCATGTTCTGGTAGACCCGCTTGCCGGTGTAGATGGCGAAGGGGACGTGCGACGCTTTGAGGTCGAGGAGCTGCTGGTAGACCGCTTGGATGAAGTGCGGGTTCGCGAAGCTGCTTGGCGTCGTGTCGGTGACCTGCGCGCCCCCGCCGCTCGTGGTCGCATCCGCGTCCGGCTGGGAGAGATTTGCTGCCAAGAGGCTAATCGTCGCGGTGTTGAATTTCCCTACGTTCTGCGGGCTGCCAGAACTCCACCCATAGGTGAGGGTGACCTCGTTCGGCTCGTCGATGATGTTATCCGAGATTGTGGATCCGGACTCCACTGGCATACGGGTAATGGAAGACCGGTCTACGTGCGCCTCCTCGATGACACAATCGGCCGTCAGCGAGCCAAGAGCGCGCCGGGGGTCGAGAGACACCTTCTGGGCCGGAGGCGGGGTGCTGAAGATGCTTTGCGGTGTGGTCGTTAGGCTCATTATCCGGGTGCCCCTGCCGCGTTCCGCGCGAGGTCAGCGTTGACGTGCTTCTGAGTACGCATGACGGAGCGCCCAGTTGCTTCGGGGTCCGAGCCGCCGGTGACGTGGATGTCGGTCTTCTGGTTGATCGAGACGCCGCGCGCCATCTTTTCATCGCCCAGGCGACGGTTCAGGAGCGTGGTGCTGATGGCGTCCGAGCCGCCGGGGTGGAATCCCCCCTTGCCATCGTGGTATCCACCGTATAGCTCGAACGCTCGGGCAGCTCCGTCCAAGTCCCCAGCACGAAGCTTCCGTAGCAATATGTGGGCACCGGCCAGGTTGCCCGAGTTGAACTGGTAATCCGTGAGGGCATCGCGCCATCCCTGAGAGAGATTCAGACCCTTCGTGAGCTTGGAAACTACACCACCCGCCGCAGCCAGGTCGCTCTGGAACAATGCGTTTGCCTGCTCCGTCGTCAGGCTGCCGAAATGCTCCCCCGGCTTGAGCTTGTGGCCGTAGCCAATCGAAGCAGCGCCGCCCTCTAGAGAGCCGTACAACCGATGACGAAGCCCTTCCTTACTCTTCAGCCAGGAGACGAAACCCATGGCGGCCGTTCCTTCAGCTTGCCAGCCAGCCTTGCTCGTAGCCGCATGGAACACGCTCGCGACGCTGTGGGCCTCCCCGAACTTCTGCATCTTGTCCAGCGCGCCCGACTTCTTCAGCACCCAGGCGATGCCAAGGGCCGCCAGTACGCCCACGACGATGGGGACGACGAAGGGAATGACCGCCGCGCCGCCAGCGCCGCCCTCCGCCAGCTCGCCAGCGGCCGCTCCGCCGCGCAGTCCGATCGAGGTGCCGATCTTTCGCAGTCCCCAGCCCGTGACCTTCTTCGCCGCCCACCCGCCGCCCAACAGTCCAGCCAGGCCACCGAAGGCAGTGAGGTTCGGATGAGTCGTCATCACCCCCGCCACCACCGTCATCCCGCGCACCAGCTTGTCGACCAGAGGAAGGAACTTCGAGCCGATGATCTCCTTCAGAATGTCGACGTCATCTTCGAGGGTGTTGAGGTTGCGCTCGAACTCCACCGCCCGCTTGGCGTCGTCGTCCGGGTTCAGCCCGGCTTTCCGCATCCGGGCCTCGTGGGCCTTCTGCGCTTTGTCGTACTCGGGGAGGTTGTTGAGGACTTGGTTGGTGGTGTCCGAATCGAGGCCGAACTGCCCGGCTATCTGGAGGGCCATGTACCGCGGCATCTTGGCGATGCGGTGATAAAGGGCGCTCTGGGTGCGGGACGTATCCTGCCCCGGCTTGATGCCCAGACCGCCCAAGAGACCGTTCAGCCCGGGATTCGACCGGATTGCCCGCGCCATGTTCTGAAGGCCAGCCGCAGCCGCATCCCCGCTCACGCCGACCGCCCGCGCGGCGAACTCCACCGTCTGCAGGTTCCGGACGCTGGTGTTCATTTGCTGGCTGGCGTAGGCCATCTTAGAGAAGTTGTCAGCCATGCCGACGACGTACTTATCGACGGCGATGGAGACCAGCGCCACGCCCTCAGCGAAGCCGGCCAGCACCTTCTCGGTCTTCGCGATCGCCGTTTCCACGCGACGGAGCTGATTGTCGTCGACGTTGAAGCCGAGCTTGATCAGGTACTCTCGCAGAACGTTGGAGTTACTTGCCATTTAGACTCCTCGGCATCAGCCGGTCTTGATTCTCAGAGCGCACGTCGAGCGCGTCGTTCATGCGAGCAATATCTTCAAGTGTAAGCGTGCCGTCTAGCAGGGACTCGTAGCGACACATCCCCTCCATCACGGGCCTCAGAAGGAAGTCGGTGCCGTCTCGAAGGTGAGCTAGTTTGACGCTGGAGCCGCCGCCCTTTAGACCTTCGGCAGCTCTGTAGGAAAAAAACCGCCAAGGTTCTCCGTGAGGACGTTGAAAGTGAGCTGCAGCGTCGTCGGGAGATCGAGGTCCTGAATCATGGTGACGCCGTTCGTCCGGATCCTCGCCGGCCCGGTAGGCTGCACCACCCAGGCGACCTCAAGGCAGCGGTTGATCACGTACTCCGCGTCCTCGTCCTTCATCTCGTAGAGGGCTTCCGCTAGCTGGGGGAGCGACCGGATGAGCTTCTTCGCGGTTTCCTCCTCTGCTGTGGCAATCTCCTCAGCGGGTGCGTCCGGCTCTGGCTCTTTGCCACCGGTGAACAGTGGCAGGAGCGAGAGGAGCGAAGGACCAAGGCGACGGAGGACGTGCAACTGGGTAAACGTGGAAAGGCGGCCAATCTTATAGGCCGCCTTCCCGATGGTGATGTCTGTGAGTTCCATGCCCCCAGTATCGAGGGGGTGTCAAGCTGGATTACCCAACCGAAATGATTGCCCCACCCATGGTCAGGGTTGCGCGAATCGCATAGAACTCCCATTCGATGATGTTGGCGTCCTTCGCCCACAGGTTTGAGGGCTGCTTACCGAACGCCACACCAGAGGCGGTCATTGCGTCGCCGGTGACTGGATTCGACAGGGCCAGGGTGTTCTGACCCCAGAGAAGCGAAGAGGACGATTGCACCGCGAGTGCCTGCTGGAGCGCGGCATTCGTGGGGCTGGCCTTGAGGAAGCGCGCCATGATGCGAGCCGCCCGGTTCTGGATGAGGGAGTGCATGCCAGAGCCGTCCGCGCCGATGGTCATGCGCGTCCGCTCGTCGAGAGCTTCGAAGCTGATGCCCTCTTCCGCAGAGCCGGATCCGGTGCCGAGGACGATCGAGCAGGACGGCCCAAGGAGAAGCCCCTGCACATCTGCGAAAGAATAAGCTGCGAAAATCGGTTCCACGGGACTCTCCTTTTACGGCTGCAGCGTTACCAGCACGCTGGTGGTGTTGACTGCGCCAGCGCAATTACCTGCGATCTGGATGGGGACTCCGACGCGGGCTGCACGCGGAACCTGAGACTGGCTGGCAATCGGCGGCCCATAGATGTAGTAGCCATCCTCCATGTAGGGCTCGCCACCCACGGTGTTCGGCTGAAGCGTGCCGAAGGGAGCGCCGTACCAGTAGCCAGGCGCGAGGAAGCCGTTGGCGACGAATTGCTGGCAGACCTGCGCGTAATTCGTGATGAACTTGTGGGTGCCCGCGTCGTCCTGAGCAACCTTCGTCCCGGCGGTGGCGGCGGTGTAGAGGGTATTGAAGCCCGCAGCCTGAAGCGAGACGGCGAACACGTCGGCGCCGATCACTGTGTCCACGAAGTTGTTCGTGACGCAGGTCGTACCGGGGAAGAAGATCGGAACGCCGTTGTCGATCTGCGCGTAGACGTTGCAGTTCTTCGACTGAAGGATCGCGAGCTGACCGGACGTGATGTTCTCGGCCACGAGGGTCGGCATCGTCTGGTAGGCCAGCGAGATCATCGTATTGGTGCCCGAATAGTTGAGGTACAGGATGCGCGCGAGGGCGGAGATCACCCCGCAAGAGTTGGTCGAGGAGTAGCTGACCATGCTCTTGTTGCAGGAGGTCTTCGACATCGTGTACGCGAGGTCGGTGGTGGAGCTCGACAGAAGGCACGCCGGCTCCTGCGACGTCGCCCCATAGAAGTGCTTCCGAGTCGAACCGCTCTGGATGAAGCCTTGGACTGCGAGGTGGTCCGCATCTGCGGTGATGGCCGGGTTGGCGAACGCATACCACTGGCCGCCGAAGTTGGCGTCCATGCGGGTGGCGTTCTGGAGCGCCGTCTCGGCCGCAAGCCCAGCCGATGTGTACGCTCCGGGGAAGGAAGCCGCCAGGCCGAGCAGGGAGCTGATGTCCGTCTCGCCGCCGCCGGTCGGGGTTGTCGCGAAGCTGACCGCGCTGGCTGCGCCCGTCGTTTCGCTCGTCAGCTCGAAGCGGGAATACACCTGATTCCAGACCACCGTTGCAACTCCAGCGAGCGCCGTGGCGATGAGCGCCGCGATGCCCGGCAGCGTGACAGCGCCGGTGAAGTTGATACCCGTGTGCTGCGTGACCGCGCCGCCGTTGACGGCCAGCCCAAAGGCTCCGTTGGCGATGCCGGTGAAGTTCGAAAGAGCTTGCTGCGTGATGGAGAGGCCGCCGCCCAGGAGCTTCCCAGCCGTCGCGGATTCAGCCCAGCTCCCAATGAGGAGGCGGGGAGGAGTGGGAACCTGCGCGAAGTGGAGGAGGGCCGCCTGATACTCTAGGCCGCCGGTGCCCCAGTCACCAGCCACCGCCGCCGAGCTGGTATAGGTGCGGTAGCCCTGCGTCTGGTCGATCAGGGCGGTCGCGGTCACTACGAGGAGGTCGCTGGTGTCTTGACCCTGCCCGGCAGTCTGGGCCAGCGAGATCTGTACGTCGATTAGAGTGCTCTCGTCGATCATGAATCCTCCTCGGTGCTACTCGTGATGGTCA